ACTAACACCAATACTAACACCAACACTAACACCAACACCAATACAAATAACAACACAAACACAACAACCACTACTGGGACCAACACTAACACCAACACTAACACCAACACTAATACAAACAACAACACCAGTACATCGACCGCAACAAACACAAACAATAATAACAACACAAACAACAACACATCGACCGCAACTAACACAAACAACAACACTAATACTTCGACCAACACATCAACCGCTACTAACACGAACAACAATAACAACACTTCTACCAACACGTCTACTAACACTAATACAAACAACAATACCAGTACATCTACGAACACCAACACTAATACAAATAACAATAACAACACCAGTACATCAACGAATACCAATAATAACAACAATACTTCGACGAGCACTAACACTAACACAAACAACAATAACAACACTTCGACTTCCAATAATACGAACGTAAATAAAAACGAGTCGAACTCAAACTCAAACGTAAAAACAGACAATAAAAATGTTAATGAAAACACCAGCACTTCTGACAACACGAATCGAAACATTAATGAGTCAAAGTCTGAACAAACTATTAATCAAAACATCACGACTAAAGCACCGCCTGCTTCTGCGATTGCTCCTTCTATAATGAGCTATAGCCAAGACCTATGTACTGTAGGTCGATCTGGTGCATTTCAAGGTCAAGTGTTCGGGCTATCGGCTGGGCGAACAGTCAGAGACACAAACTGTGAACGATTAAAACTAGGGAAGTATTTATACGACATGGGCATGAAAGTAGCAGCAGTTGCTATCATGTGCCAAGATGTAAGAGTATTTAGCGCTATGTACATGGCTGGCACACCTTGTCCATATGAAGGGAAGATAGGCGAAGAAGCGAGGATAGAGTGGGCTGCCAACCCTAAAGACCGCCCAGACTACAAAGAAGCAAAAGCCAGTTATGTCTCTAAATGTGTTAGAACTGAAAATTCTGCTGGACAAAATAAATCAAGATTGACTTGTAAACGTGAATTTGATAAGGGTAGTTAGTTTAGCTTTTGTTTTATTCATACCCACATTAAATGCAGGGTATGTTTACGAAGCAAATCAATCTCTTATTGATTTAAAAACAAACTATATAGCTACTTCTTACAACTTAGGTGTTGGAGATGATCGGGTCTCAAGTGCTTTTAATTTAGATTTTACTTTTACTTTCTATGGCGAAGATTTTACCTCCGCACGAATGGCTACTAATGGTTGCCTACATTTTAAAACGTCAGGGTCTTATTGTAATGATTACACACCTGATCCTCTTGTGGGACAACATACCTACACGCTATACCCTTTTTGGACCGACTTAATAAGAGACAATGGTTCTAGCGTTTTGGCTAGAAACTTCACAGATAAAGCTGTTTTTGGGTGGTATAACCTACGAGAATACAACCGCAGTGGTTCTGACAATAGTTTTGAAGTAATACTTTGGAAGTCAGACGACAGCTTTGAGTTTCGTTATGGCGGGTTAAACATCATTAATCACGATGTATTAATTGGCGAACAAGGAAGCTCAAGCGAGTCTTATACTTATTTGTACCACGATGAATGTAGCACAGGATCAACAAATGTTGCAGGCACTTGTGTTAATACAAATTGGAACGACACTTCTTTTAATACTTTGTTAGAAAGTGGGGGTAGCTTGTATGGTGTTGGTTCTGGAAACGGATTAGATTGTAGTAATCCTTTAAACGACACCGCATGTACTGGCTACCAAGCAGCTTTTTTAAACCAACAGTGTGATTTAGATGGATTGTATTCTACTCAATGTCCTAACTATTGGGATGATTTGTTTGATTATGAGTGTACTTTGGACTCGCAGTATTCACCAGCTTGTGCTGGATATATGGTCGAAACTTTTATTGAAGAAACTTATTACGAAGAAGACATGTACGGTTATGAAACCTATGAAGAAGACATGTACGGATACATTGACCCTTACGAAGAAGAAACTTATTACTTTGAAGAAGACCCTGTATATACTACTGAGCTACAGGGGATAGAGCAGTATGAAGATGAGCTTTATTTTGAAGAAACCTATTATGAAGAAGAACTGTATTACGAAGAAACACTGTATTTTGAAGAAGAATACTTTGAGCCTTTTGTAGAAGAGTTTGATGTGCTTTCTGAAGAAACTTTAATTCTTTTACCTTATGTCGAAGAAGAACCGTATATTGAACAGATATATGAAGAAATATTATTGGTCGAGGAATACTATGAAACAAATTACGACCTTCCTGTACTAGAAGATATTTTAGTAGACCATTTCGAGCACGAAGAACATTTAGAAGAATACTTAGAAGAAGAATCGATTGAATTTTTAGAATTTGAAACCATAGAAGAGTTAGAGGAGTGGATTGAAAATGAAGAAACGATTGAAGAACTTGTTGAAGCTATTGAAGAAGAAGCTAGGGACTTGGAGAATGCAGAGGCAACTGAAGAAGAGAGCCAAGACCGAGAAGAAAATATCGATATTGTTGTCGCAGAGAACGAAGATAAAAAAGACAACAAAAAAGCAAAAGAATTAAATATCGTTGCTAGTGTTATACGAGCAGCAAGTAACAGCGTTAGTGGAACAACAGCTGGAAGTTCGGCACAAGCGACAGGAACTTCGTCTTCTTCAGGAGGTTCTTATAGCTCTTCGTCTGGTGTTTCAACAGGTTCTTCTCAAACCAGTGCTGTAGGTTCTTCTGTTTCAGGAGGCACAATCAGTGTTGATAGTTCCCCCAGCATCTCTGCTCAGGTTGCCAGTTCTGCACAACAAACTCAACAAATATTGTCTATGAGTACAACCTCAATTGCTTCTTCTAGTTCTTCTAATACGTCTATGACAAGTTCTTCTGTTTCGTCGAATACAAGTGCTTCTTCTAGCTCAAGCACTACATCATCGTCTTCCACAGGTTCTTCTATCACGACCACGGACATTTCTATTCAAACTTCTCCTCAAGTTGCACAAGCAGAGACACAAGTTCAAAGTATGCAGGGAGAGATAGAAACAGCCGTTTCTGGCGGAATGAGTGTTAGCGAAGCGGATCAGATAGCCGATCAGATTATTGCTCAAAATATTGAAAACCAACAAGAAAAATTAGAACAAGAACAGTCTGAAACAGGTGAATACGCAGACTCTAGCACATTGGTTGCTTATATGGGGTATGTTCCAGGATTCAATGCTTACAGTCAGGTAGAAGTTCCACAACCTAGCGTTTGGTATGAGCCTGAGTTAATATATACTAATGTTAATATTCCAGATAACAACTCAGCGTTTAGTGGGTTATATGGGAAAAGTTTAACTGAAATGAATAGTTTAATAGGCATGCAACCTAATTTATAAAATGGCAGAATTTAAAGGCAAAACTGTAACCTTAAATAAACCGAGGGCTATCCCTAAAGGTTCTCCTGGATATGGTAAAAAACGAAAAGAAGTGTTTGTTACTAATTGTAGCAGTAGAGGCAATAAAGTAAAAAGAATCACTTTCGGCGACAAGAAAATGGGCAAACATCCTGGGGACAAAAAGAGAAAGAAAAGCTATTGTGCTCGAAGCGGTGGGATAAAGAGTGATAGATGTAGTGCTAATTACTGGGCACGTAGAGATTGGAATTGCTAATTAGGAGGATACTATGGATTGGTTTCAAAATAAAACAACACAACTGATAGCTCTAGCAGGAATCGTCAGCACACTGGCTGGGTTCGGCTATACAGGTGCAACGTATGTTAATCGCATAGAAAATTTAGAATCTAAAATGTCTCGTTACATTAATGAGATAGATGCACTGGCTGATCAAGTTACAGAATTAGATAAAAATGTAGTTGCTGTTGGTGAGCAAATTAAATCGTTAAATGTTGAGACACAAGATTTAAGTCCGATTAAAAATGACATTGTTGCTATGCAAACAAGCATTGCAGGTATTAACTCAAGCATTGATTCTATGTATGATGACGTTCAGAGTTTAAAAAACAAAAACGATAACCCATTGGCGAATTGATATGAGTGACGAACAAGATTACCACCCTAGCAGTAGATTTGGCGGAGACATGTCTAGAAACGAAGTTGAGATGGACTTATCTAAGTTCATGGAGATGCTTCAAGAGAATGCTTCACTTAAAGATCGAATCAGAGAACTTGAAGATGTAAAGAATGATAACCCTTATCAAAAATTTATTTTCGTAGCACAAGCAATAGATTCTTGGAGAATTATACCAAGAGCTTTTTTGGCAGTGTATATGTATCTACTGTATTTCACAACATTTTGGTTCATGGACTTGCCCGACCCTAGTTTTGAACAGTCAGGTTTAATTTCAATTGTTGTGGGTGCTGGAGCAGCATGGTTTGGACTCTATACTAACAGCCACAAAAAAACATAAAATAATGAGGAAGGAATAATGCCTGGAAAAAAGAAAGGACTATACGCTAACATAGACGCTAAACGAAAACGGATTAAAGCAGGTTCAGGTGAGCGAATGAGGTCGCCTGGATCGAAAGGTGCTCCCAGTAGACAAGACTTTATAGATTCTGCTAAAACTGCAAAAATGAATCACGGTGGTGAAGCAAAAAAGATGATGCAATATTATAACAGTGGTGGACCAGCTAGTCATGTTGCCAAGGCTTGTGGTGATGTAATGGACGATCGAAGAAAAATAACTAAGTTTTCCTAATGCCCTTAATCAAAGCACAATTTAATCCTGGAATCAAAAAAGAAGGCACAGCTCTAACTGCCAAAGGCGGTTGGTTCGATGCTAATTTGATTCGCTTCCGTAAGGGGTTGCCTGAGAAAATAGGTGGATGGACTAAAGACACAAGCAACACTTTTCAATCGACTTGTCGTGCTTTACATTCTTGGGTTGATTTAAACATCACTAAATTTTTAGGATTAGGAACGACTTGGAAATACTATATACAATCAGGTGCTAACTTTAATGACGTCACCCCTATACGAGCTACAACATCTGCTGGTGATGTGACCTTCTCAGCCACCAATGGTGATGCGACTATTACTGTTGCCGATACTTCCCATGGAGCACAACAAAACGACTTTGTAACATTTAGTGGTGCTGCTACTTTAGGTGGGTTAATTACTGCTGCTGTTTTAAACCAAGAGTATCAAATAGCGACGATTGTAAACACTAACAGCTACACTATAGAAGCCAAAGACACCGATGGTGACACGGTTACAGCGAACGCAAGTGACTCAGGAAACGGTGGATCAAGCACGGTAGGTGCTTATCAAATTAACGTAGGTCTCGATGATTATGTTTCTGGTTCAGGTTGGGGAGCGAGTACATGGGGAGACGGTACTTTTGGTTCTGTAAGTGCGTTGTCGGCAGCCAATCAATTAAGGTTGTGGACGCACGATAATTTTGGCGAAGATTTAGTGATGAATGTTCGTGCGGGCGGTATTTACTATTGGGACACCAGCGCTAAAACACTGGGAACAGACAGAGCTGTAGCTTTAAGTGATTTATCAGGGGCTAATGTACCACCAACGCTTGGTCTTCAAGCTATAGTTAGTGACATTGATCGGCATGTTTTGATTTTAGGAGCAGATCCTTTGAATGCTGCAGGCACTGCTCGAACTGGAGCTATCGATCCTATGCTTGTTGCTTGGTGTGACCAAGAAAACATTACTGAGTGGCAACCTAAATCGATCAACACTGCTGGTTCTGCCCGTTTATCTGCTGGTTCTAGCATTATTGGGGGAATACGAGCAAGACAAGAGATTTTAGTCTGGACAGACACCTCACTGTATTCTATGAAATTTATAGGACAACCTTTTATCTTTAGTACAAATTTAGTGAATGAAGGAGTTGGGTTAATTGGACCGAAAGCTATGGTTAATACTCCAGTCGGTGTGTTCTGGATGGATAAAAAAGGAATATACAACTACGGTGGTCAAGTGAAGCCTATTCCTTGTGATGTACATGACTATGTGTTTGACGATATGAATGAAGGTCAAGCCTATAAGGTTCATGGGTTTTTGAATAAGCGATTTAATGAAGTCGGTTGGTATTACCCTTCAGGCAGTTCCAGTGAGATTGACCGCTATGTTGTGTACAATTATTTAGAAAATGTATGGTCTATAGGTCAAATGAATCGCACCGCATGGCTTGATGAAGGTCTAGAAGCATATCCAAGAGCAACATACACAACTTCTAATGTAGGGTATTTATATCAACAAGAAACAGGAAACGATGACGATGGCTCTCCTATGAGTAATGTGTATGTAGAGTCAGGTGATTTTGATCTAGGTGAAGCAGGAAACGATATTCAATCGGTTAACGAGATCATACCCGACGTTCAATTCACAGGAACAAATGACGCATCTCTAATTAATTGTGTTTTAAAAATTAGAAATTATCCTGGAGACAGCTTAACAACTAAATCAACCAGTAACATATCCTCAACGACTCAAAAATTAAATGTCCGTGGTCGAGCTAGACAGGTTGTTTTACGGTTTGAATCAGACGACGATAATGTGGGTGCTTACACTCTGGGGCTTGGCTTTAGGGTAGGTGCTACTCGTGTTGGCACAAGACCAGATGGTCGTAGATAATGGGTAGTTTGCTACAGACAGGACTACCAATGGCGTATGACGAAGTCGATCCAGACACATATAATCGATTGGTCAGGGTTCTAGAGCTTAACCTTTCTGCATTTGATCCAGATACGACCAATTCCGTTTTAGCTAGTAAAAGAGATCAAAATGAATATAATAAGGGGGATATCATTTGGAACTTAACCACGTCTGAGTTGCAGGTTTGGGACGGAACTAAATGGTACACGCTATATAGCACAACATCAAACGGTTTATCGGCTATTGGTGCAATCGGCTCACTAACGGTGTCTACTAATGGCGCCACAACTATCAATTTATAGAGGTATTATCATGCCAGGAATGACAGCAAGAAGAAACATGATGAGGGGAGACGATAAAAAGTTCCTTCGTTCAGGAGATGAAGCCGTGTACAGCGCTAAGTCTGGAAGCAAAAAGAAAAGCAAAAAGAAAGGTAAAAGTAAATACTGATGTCAACCACTTTAGACATGTTAGACGCTATCCCACCGATGAACCAAGATATGGGGGACAATTTAACGCTTCCTTCTACATTCGAACGCCAACAAATGCGAACACTACCTATGACTCCAGAAATGTCGTCTCAAGATAGAGAAACGAATATGTTTAGTGGTGGTATTAGCCCTATGCAAGAAAAAGAGTTTAATGTTGATCCTCAAACTATGTCTATTCTTACAACTAGAATTGACCAAGCTCTAATGAACGACCCTGAAATACCAAACGAAGTGGTCTCTGCCATGAGTCCTTCAAATAAAATGGAGTTTATAGAGCAAATTATTCAAAACGCGTCTCAAATACCTGACGAAGAAGTCAGCTCTATGCCTTTAGAGAAAGAACAAGAATCAGAAAACATTATCAATAAACTATTGGGAAAAGGTGCTAGTGAAAAACTAAACCAAATGGGAAGCCCACAGGACATTAATTTTGCTCCTACGGGTATGAATCATGGCGGTCCAGCTAAACAGTATTACAATATGGGCGGTGCTACACACACGATGCCCGATGGTACAGTACACCCTGGAGCTACTCACGAAGAGTATGAACAAATGTTAGCTGGTGGCATGCCTATGCGTATGAATCATGGTGGGGGAATTATTACTGGTTCTGGTGGCATTCCTATGCGTATGAATCATGGTGGTTTAGCCAGTATGGGTCGAATGGAAGACACAGAATTGGCTCATGTTGCTCCTGGAGAACGAATTGTTCCTGCAGAAATATTAGGACAAAAAGGCAATGAGATGCTCGATGCAGCATTTATTCGTGCAGGTCTTGACCCAATAGAATACACAGCAGGGAGTGGTCAACAGTCTATCAACCCTATGACTGGTATGCCTGAATACACCTCTTTCTTTAAGCGGTTGCTTAGAAAAATTAAAAAAGTAGCACCAGCTATCGGTTCTGTAGTTGGCTTTTCTATGGGCGGTAACATGGGTGCAGCTATAGGTAAGACAATTGGTGGTGTTATTAAATCAGGGGATGTTGATTTTCAAGATGCTTTAACTGATTTTGGTACAGGTTGGGCATTAGGTAACTTTGCCACAGGCATGGGCATGCAAGGTGGACAAGGAATAGGTTCAATATTTGGAAGAGGAACGAAAGCTCATGTTATCCAAGAAGGAGACACAATAAAAAGTATTGCAGATCAATACGGAATTACTGAAGATGCATTAAAAAACGCCAACAAAGGTGTTCGAGGTCAGTTAGGAAGTGAACTAACCATCCCTGAAAGAAGTATGTTTGGGTGGGAAGCCACCGTTGGGGATCCAGGAACTGTAGGTGGTTTTATACAAAGTTCTGGAGCAAAACTTGCTGGTACTTTAGGCGCTCCTGGCACAATGCCTGCTGACTTAGTACAAGAATTTAAAGACTTACCTACCGCTAAAAAACTTGGTGTAGGTGCGTTAGGTTTAGCAGCATTAAGTCAAACAGGAATGTTTGATACTCCTGATTCTAAAGGCACACCAGAGGAAATAACCACTGGCATACAAGACATACAAGAATACACAAGCAGACCTTTAACAGTATTTAACACTGATCAGCAATTAGGTCAAAATGCACCAACTATTAATATCCCTCAGCTTCAAACTAACACTTCTCCTCGAAATAAAACATTAATGCAAGTTTTAGAGCAAATAGGTAGTGGCAACATAGGTTATCAACCTTCTCCCGTGTCATTTGGGTAATGCCCCTTAAATTTTACAACACTGGTAATGAAGTCGTAGGGGCTGTACAATACCCTAATTGGATGTCTAATCCAAACATGCCTTCTTCGTCAATGACAGACGACCAAACAGCATATCTTGGTAGCCTTTATTCTGATAACGACACTGGCACACCACCTAGTGGTAATTTTGGTCCAGGAGGAGACCGAATAGCTGGTGGAAACACTCGATCAAGAAGATTTGGCATAGTTCCAGGGCAACAATACGTTACTAGTGGGGACATGCAAGTTACTAAAGCTCAAAGAAGAGACGCCAGAGAGCTTAAACGAGAAGCTGGGCTTAGTGGCGGTGATGTTTTTATAGGTTCAGGCGGAACTGTGTGGAAAGTTAATGACAGCGGTATGGGTGTCACTGCTCTTGGTACTTATGGCGAAGGAGAGAATCAAGTTATTTGGGAAGAAGGGGATAGAGTTTACGATGCAGAAGAAGGTGCTTTTAAAATTTACTCTCCAGGAGACGACGACTCAGGACCTGTCTGGACGTTCGAAACAAAAGAAGAAGAAGACGACGAGACAATTGTCGACACAATTGTCGATATCGCTACAACACCTTGGTATCTTGTCACTACAACTCCTATCCCCACAACAACTATAGTCCCTACAACAACTCCTATCCCCACAACAACTATAGTCCCTACAACTACAGTAATGCCAACCACGACTATAGTCCCTACAACTACAGTAATGCCAACCACGACTATAGTCCCTACAACTACAGTAATGCCCACAACAACTATAGTCCCTACTACTACAGGAGATCCTACTACTACAGGAGATCCTACTACTACAGGAGACCCAACTACTACAGGAGACCCAACTACTACAGGAGACCCTACTACTACAGGAGACCCAACTACTACAGGAGACCCTACTACTACAGGAGATCCTACTACAGGAGATCCGAATGGCACAACGACACTTGATCCTGAAATGGAAGAAATTACAGTTACAGGCAAACAACCCGATTGGTCTTGGCCAGATATAGATGGTGTGATTGGTGGTTTAGGAAGCATGGTTGGTGGACTGGGTGGTTTTGGTGGTGGTTCAAACTGGGCACAAAAATTATTAAATGCTTATAACTTGTATGGCATGGTTGCAGGTGGTCCAGATCAACAACAAACAGGTCCCATGTCCATTGCTCCTAATTTTAACTTAGCTCCAGCAGGACTTGCAAACAATGCCCAAGCAATCGGACAGCTTCCTCCGATGGAACAAACGATTGGTTTACAATCTGGATATAATACACCAAACTCAATAGAAGAAGCGTTACGGAATATTGAGCGTTCTAAAATAGGGTTGCAGGGATTCCCTAAATTTTTCAATCCTGAAGTTTATGCCAATAGTGGTGGTCGAATTGGGGATTTAGTAAGCCCAGAACTTGATCGAGACACAATTCCAGCAATGTTAACAGAAGATGAAAATGTAGTCACAAGAAGAGGAGTGTTAGGGTTAGATTTGATGAACGGAGGAAATGGGAACTTTACAATTGGTCATCAAGTAGTTAATAATATCAACGATATAGGCGAACAGTATTTAGAACAGGTTATTGATCGTCCACTTTTCAATGGAGTAAAAAATGGCTGAGACTTTTCAAGACACGATTAGCGGAAAGGCACCACCAAAAGGAATTCAAGATTTCTATTTTGGTGCAGGTCAGGGAGTTCCTGGAATGTATCCGTTACTCAACCAAGCAACAGCTAATTATTTTGCGACGATGGGAATGCCTGGAGGCTCTCCCTACAGCTACCAAGATCCACGAATTGCAGGGTTTTCTCCTGCACAACAAGCGGGAATGGAGATTGCAGCTGGTGGTGTAGGTTCTTACCTCCCGTATTATCAACAAGCAGAAAAACTATACGGAGAATCAGGGGATGCTGCAAGAGGTGCTTATGGCACAGCAGCAGGAATGTACGGACAAGGTCTTAATTTCTCTATGCCTTCGATACAACAGGGTCTTGGTGCTTTAGGCGGTGCTCAAGGCTACACCCAACAAGCAGCAGGAATGTACGACCCATCGAGAACAAGCGAATTTATGAACCCTTATATGCAACAAGTAATTGATCCAATTACAGAATCATTAAGGGAACAAACAGAACAACAAAAACAAGCCATTAACCAAAAAGCAATTAGTGTTGGTGCTTTTGGTAATCGTCGGGCAGATATAATGACGGGCGAAGCAGAACGAGCAGGACAACGAGCCATGGGCGAAACAGTCGGTAATTTGTTAGCAGGTGGTTATGGTCAAGCACAACAAGATCGATTAGCCAGTGCGGAAGGAATGCGTGGACTGGGAGGTCAAATGGGGAACATTGCTGGTGGCTATGGTTCGCTTGGTGGTTTAGGTGCAGACATTTATGGTCAATACGGCAGGAACTTAGGAACACAAGGCATGAATCTTGGTACAACATTAGGAAATTTAGCAGGTCAATACGGAAATATGGGTTCTGCGTTATATGGACTTAGAGGACAAGATGCAAATGCCATGATGGGAATTGGTGGTATGCAACAAGGACAGGATCAGAGGTTTAAAGATCTTGCTTATCAAAACTATGTGGGACAGTACGCACTGCCTTATCAAACTCTAGGACAAGCCTTTAATATCGGAACTTCGGCTCTGCCATACATGGGGGGTACTCAAGGCACTCAAGCATACACACAGCAACAAGGAGGAACAAATCCATTCCTTGACTGGGCTGGTGTAGGGCTAGGTGCATACGGTGCTTATCAAAATTCGTAATGGCTAACGGGCTACAAAGTTTTGCAGGGTCTTCGAATCCTTTTAGTGTTCAAGAAGACAATGCTGTGAGAACTAAGAACGATCCGCCTGCGATAAAACCTAGT